AATTGGATTTAGACAAGCAAAATCAAGAGCTTAGAGAAGAACTAGAAGTAGTTAAAGGCGCTCTAACTACAATCAAGATGGAAAAATTAGCTCCATCAAAAGGTATTCCAGATGTCAAAGCCCAAGCAAACAAGCGCATATTCTAATGTCGAAGAAACTTTACAGAAGTTAAAAGACATTGCAGTTTTAAATAAAGAAATTGAATCATTAAAAAATCAGTTAAAAGACAAGGACGTAGAGATAGCAGCGTTAAAACGTGCTGGACCTAAATCTGATTTAACTGTACAAAGATTAGACGTAAGCTCCGAACAGGTCATTGCCGAAACTCAACTCAAACTATTAGAAGATAAAGCCTTATCTGGTCATCCTTTAAGTTTAGAAGAAATCCGCATTTATGACTTACTGGTTAAAAATAAAAGATTGGCAATGGGTGAATCTACCGAAAACGCCAGCTTCCGAGTGCTACCTCCTGACATGGGAGATGCTGAACTTTTAAGGATAGCTCAAACGAATGAGAAAAAAGACGACCACTAACCCGGAATCTACCGAGTTAAAAAGAATTAAAGAAGCGAGAGATTTGCTTTGGAGAAAGGGTAACCTTACTTGGAAGCTAGAACCTTCACAAAAAGCTCTATATGACTTCTTCCATAATGCCAAAGGTAAAGTAACCGTTTGGTCAGCTAGTAGACGTTTGGGCAAATCCCATACTCTACTTATCATAGCAATTGAATATTGTATCAAAAATCCTGGCTGCGTTGTAAAGTATGTTGGTCCCGAAAAAGGGATGGTAAGAGACATCGTAACGCAAGTTATTCCCGGCATTCTAGAGGACGCTCCTCCAGATGTAATGCCACAATTTAAATCAAATTTAGTTAGATATGTATTTCCAAATGGCAGCGAAATCCAGATGGCCGGTACTGATAATAAGAACTACTTCAAACTTAGAGGCGGAGCTTCACAGCTATGCATCGTGGATGAAGCAGGTTTCTGCAATGACTTATCTATTGTTGTAAATTCTATTCTAATTCCGACTACAATCACTACTGGCGGTAAGATTATCCTATCTTCTACGCCTCCAGAGAGTATCGACCATGAATTTTCTTACTTCATTGAGAAGGCAGAAGCAGAAGGTCAACATATTCTTAAAACAATTTACGATGTAGCTAATGACAGTAAGCATTTAGCCAAGCCTCGTATCACACATGAAATTATTAATGACATCGCAAAAGAATACCCGGGTGGCAAAAATAACGTAACATTCCTAAGAGAGTACTTGTGCAAGCAAGTTACAGATAGTAAGTTAGCAGTTGTACCAGAATTCACTCCAGAAGCTAAAGAAGATATCGTAGTAGATTGGCCAAAGCCAGCATTCTTTGATCCTTATGTTTCAATGGACATTGGCGGTCGAGATTTAACTGCAATTCTTTTTGGATACTACGATTTCAAAAACGCAGTATTAGTAATCGAAGACGAGTACAGTAACTCGGGTAACCAAATTACTACACAACAACTAGTAGACAATATCAGAAAAAAAGAATCTGAAGTATTCAAGTCTCCAATTAGTGGAGAATTCATTAAACCTAAGATCAGAGTTGCCGATAACAACAACATTATTCTATTAAATGACATGATGATTACTCACGGCCTGAGTTTTGTCGCTACAAGAAAAGACAATAAGCAAGCTGCCATCAATACTTTAAGAATGGATATCCAAAATAGAAAGATTATCATCAATCCTAGATGTAAAACCTTGATAAGACACTTAGAAAACGCTATTTGGTCTAGAAGCAAGGACGAATTTCAGCGTAGTGCCGACAATTCTCACTACGATTTCCTCGATGCGCTCATCTATCTAGTTAGAAACGTACAGAAAAACACAAATCCCTACCCTAATGGCTTCGGGATTAGCAATCCACAAGACATGTTTTACAGACCTAAACTCGAAAACCCCGTTTATAGCGAATTTTCTAAGTTATTAAACCCATTGAAGAAAAGGAAATCTTAACAACTTACTATATGGACAAATACCTAAAATCCGACGATCAATATTTTGCTGCTAAAGACCCAAAAGAGACTAGTTCTATTCTTATGAATAAGGCTAATAGCTGGTTTCTCACATTAAACACTAATGGTTACTTAGAAAAAATCAGACAATGCTGGGCCGCCTACCACGGTGCCTACTACAATTCATTCAATGAGAGTCATTCTATCACTTTTGGTGGCGAACAAGGTGAATTAAGTCAGATGGCCGTAAACCATCTTAGAAACATCGCACAGAATATGCTGATCATGGTGACATCTACGCGTCCTGCACTACAAGCTAGAGCTTCTAACGGTGATTATACATCATTAGTACAAACTAAACTTGCAAATGGTCTCTTGGATTACTACCTTCGTGAAAAACGTCTAGAAAAATATTTAAAAACTGCTGCCGAGTACTCAATTGTTATGGGTTCTGGCTATATAAAGATGGAATGGTCAGCAACTACTGGCGAAATCCATGATTATATCGAAACTGAAGTAACTGATGAAGATACTGGCGAAGTTCGTGTCGAACAAATACCTGAATATCAAGGAGATGTAGTATTTACTAACCTTTCTCCATTCGATGTTGTGTTTGATGACAACGTACAGAGTAGTATGGAAAATGACTGGGTACTTTGTCGTACATTTAAGAACAAATATGATCTTATTGCAAAATATCCAGAGAAAAAACAGAAAATTCTTAGCCTTCCGGTTAAATCTGACCTTTATTCAGTAAACCTTTCAAATTATGCATATTCGGAAACTGAATTAGTTGCAATTTATGAATTCTATCACAGAAGAACTGAAAGTTTGCCTGAAGGTAGATACATCATGTTCTTGGATGAAGATTTAGTACTAGTCGACACTGAGATGCCGTACAGGGATTTACCTGTTTACAGAATGGCAGCAAGTGACATCCTAGGGACTAGCTACGGCTATGCTCCGATTTTTGATCTACTTCCAATTCAAGATGCAGTTAACAGTTTATACTCAACTATTCTTACAAACCAATCTACATTCGGTGTTCAAAATATTTGGGTTCCTCGTGGTGCTGACGTTTCAATCGCTCAGTTATCAGGCGGACTAAACATCGTAGAAGGTAACACGGGATTTGAACCTAAGCCATTAAACTTAACAGAAACTCCAACAGAAGTATTTAATTTCATGGATAGACTTGTTAAAGATATGGAAACTATCTCAGGCGTTAACTCTGTTGCTAGAGGTAACCCCGAAGCTTCATTAAGATCTGGTAATGCTCTTGCCTTAGTACAATCTATGGCTTTACAATTCATGTCTGGTCTTCAACAAACTTATGTACAATGTATAGAAGATGTTGGTACTGGTTTAATAAACATGTTAAAAGATTTTGCTTCAGCACCTCGTATCGCAGCAATTGTTGGTGAGAATAATAAAACATATCTAAAAGAATTCAAAGGCGATGACCTTTCAAATGTTAATAGAGTAATCGTTGACATAGGAAATCCACTTGCAAGCACAACTGCTGGTAAAGTGCAGATGGCTGAACAAATGTTACAAATGGGATTGATCGATTCTCCTCAACAATACTTAGCAGTTATTGAAACTGGAAGATTGGGCGGAATGGTCGATGATAAAGTCAGACAACAATTCTTAATGACAGAAGAAAACGAGAAATTAGTAAATGGTGAGCAAGTAATCACTATGATTACAGATCAACACATGGAACATATTAAAGAACATTCTAGCGTACTAAGCGATCCAGAATTAAGATTCGATCCTGAGTTAGTAGGAAGAGTTACTGCTCATATTCAAGAACATATCAATGTGTTAAGAAACACAGATCCAGATTTATTGTTAGCATTAGGTCAACAGCCATTAGCTCCACAAGGTGCCCCTCAGCCAGTTAATCCTGGACAACCTCAAGGTAATCCATCGGAACAACTAGCTCAACCTGAGGGTCAGCAAACTCCGGACAATACGGATAAAATACCAGAAGTAAACCCGGCTTTATTACCAAATCCCGAGTTGCAAGAACAGGCTTTAGGTAACGTAAAACCTCCACAACAATAGGATTTAAATGGCCGCGCCTCCTCCAACAAAATTAGATGCCAATCAAGTACTAAAAGCTTCGTTCGATGAAGCTAATGGTAGATTAAGAACCGACACTACTATAACTGGTGACATCGTCATTGGCGATGTAACTGTATCTCAAACTGAAAGTAGCATTAGAATTGGTGATGGTACAGATTTAGTTACTACAACTACAGTAGGTAGTGATGTAGGACTAGATGTAAACATATTAAATGATATAGAACTTGAAATAGACGCAGCTAGTGGCGATAACATTGCAATATCTGATGGAGTTGATACTTTAGAAATAAATACTGATGGCAGTTTAAATGCATCATTGACTACTGGTTCATTAGGATCACTTCTTCAAGGTG